GGCTCCGTCGTTCCCGTAGAAACCACCACCGCCGCCACCCGTCGTTACGTTGCCCCCTGTTGATTGGCCCATCGCGTCGCCGCCGTCTCCGCCATAGTTGTAAAGCGAACCACCATTGCCGCCGTTGCCGGCATTCGCTGTACCGCCGTCGTACCAGGAGCCACCGCCGCCGGCACCGCCGCCTTTCGCTGGATTTCCTGCACCGGTAGGAGAAGCGTCGCTACCCCGCGCGCCACCCGCATCATCGGTGGCGTCGATTTCAAGACTTCCGAACTTTGTGTTTCCACCTTGCGATCCCCCGGATGGACCGCCCTCCCCAACAACCACGGCGTAAGTAGCGACAGTTCCGGTTTGGCCGGTTTCGACTCGAACACCACCACCGCCGCCACCGCCGGCAGCACCCTGTGTGTTACTAGTCGACGGCGCATCGATCACCTGCGTCCCACCGCCACTACCGCCACCGCCGACCAGTAGCACCTCGAAGGTGCTGCTGTTGAGATTCGCAGTGATTTCGAACGTAGCATCCGTGAGGAAGGTGTGAATCTTGTAGTTGCCGTAGGTGGTGATTGTTCCACCGGTGGCACCAATACCGTTCGGGAGAGTATCCCTACTCTCGGTTGTGCTGTCGCCACCCGCGCCGGCAGAGTTGATTGCCGCCACGTTGAAGGTGTAGGTGGTGTTGTGCGTTAGGCCGGTTGCCGAATAAGTCGTTCCGGTACTGCCGGTGTCGGCCACGATTATCGAACCGTTCTTCTTGATCTGGTAGCCGGAAATGGCTGCCCCACCGGTGTCGGCCGGAACAGTCCAAGCCAAGGAGATAACCGTGTTTGCCGGGCTGCCAGCGGTCAAAGTGAAACCAGTTGGGGCACCTGGAAGTTCGGCAGTAGTCGCGAGTGTTGCGGTGTTGCTGTTTGCTCCGATGCCGGCAGAGTTGATTGCTGCAACCTTGTAGGTGTATGAGACAACGCGATCCAGTCCAGTCCTGGTGTATGTGGTGCCAGCGGTGCCAGTGTTGCCGACAATCACCACATCTCCAGCCCCAGCACGGTTTTCTGTGATTCGGTAGCCAGCGATTGCTGCCCCACCGTTATAGGCGGGAGTGGTCCACGACAGGTTGATCATGCTGGAAGGCGTGGATCCCGCAGAAGCGGTCAGGCTGGTTGGGGCATCTGCGACAATCGGATCGGTGGTTCCCGAAGCGCTGGCACTTTGGGCGCCAGCACCAGCACCATTGATTGCTGTCACCGTGTAGGAGTACGCGGTGCCCGGTAACCGGCCCGTGTCCGTGTAGGTCAGGTTTGTATTACCAGTGTTGGCGACAATAATTGAACCATCCCGCCGAATCAGATAAGCCGAAACTGCATTCCCACCGTTGTAGGCAGGAGCCACCCAGGTGAGGGTTAGCATCGTTGAAGGAGTGCCACCAGCAGAAATGGTCAAATTCGTTGGGGCGTCCGGTGGCACATATCCACCCGGTCCACCCAGCACGCCAATCCCCAGCCGACCAAGGCCGACGTTGCCCAACGTGAAGGCGAAGAACAGGACTGCTAGGTGAAATATCTCGTATCCCATTGGAGAAGCCTGGGCCACAACATCCAAAACATCATCAGAAACATAGGTGCTTGCATCGAAATCTTGTGTTTCAGATCGAAGTGTTTGTACCTGGATCTTCCATGCATCACCAGTGTAATGCGGGATAATCGCTACACCCTTAGTCCCCGTAAGAACCCGTTGAATGGCGGATGTCATCGCTTCCCGCGTACCGGATCCTCTTCCGTAATACGAATTTTCCAACTGCCATTGCAGGTACGCCTGAATGTCGGCTGCCGTGGTATAGAAATCTCGAGTAGTTCCCGCTGGCTGGTCTGTTCCGATGATGTTGCCCTTGAGTTCAGAGCCGGTGAATTGGGCGAGCCAATCCATGTTCCCGTCATCCGCTAGGTTCGGATCTGTCAGGGTGCTTTTCGTCCAGATTTCAGTTCCGGTAAGGCCGGGGGCGAGTTCATCCAACTCGTGGTCGAACCAGTTGCTGAACAATTGCATAACATCATTAGATGTATTCGTCAACGCATCCAGCAATTTGTACATGGGGAACTGTGGATCAGACTGCTCAAAGTCCAATCTCCAGTATGCGTCCGGTATCGCAGTCCTGGCAGATCGAACTACAGAATTCTTATAGAAATCGAAATGATTTACTACGACGGGAATGGTTATATAAATAATGCTTCCGTTATGATTCTCAAAATCGATCTCAACTGTTCCAGTCTTGGTTCCTTGGTTCTTGAAGAGCGGCCAAATATTGCTACGAACAGTTACAAACTGATCTCTGGTTGTTTTCTTTGTATTGGCAACCAGTAGCCCCATCGGCTGTCCGGTTTCAAACAACGATGTAGTCGTATCAACATCAGAAGCAGACTTCACCTGACAGTGAAATATCATTTCCCGAGCCATCATAAATTCGGGTACATTTATAGTATCTAAATACAGTGTGACTTTGTCCGGATTGGTTGGCAGGACCTCCAGCGTGAGATAGTCGATATCCATAATTGCTATTTGGTCAGAGGTAACTCGAACGGTGGCGTTCAACGCCTGCCAAGAAGTGGTGTAGGTCTCTGCGTCTAGCCTGTTGTGATCAGAGTCGTAGATATTTAAGTGATCTGCAAGACTTAAATAGTTTCTAGTCGTGGCCATGGTTAGGACTCGATAGTAACCGTAATGGTGGCGTTGCCCTGGGTGAAGTCAGGTAGCGTCCCAGCAGACACGAAATAGACGTTAGGGTTTTCTGCGGTATTTAATGCAGAGTTATTACCGGCATACACCGTATTCGAAGCGGAGCCCGATGTGGGCACCACGGTTGCTTTGGTTACAGCCACCACGCCATCAACATTTCTAATGGTGTTAACAATCTCAGAAGCCATGATCGCTTCTGCACTACCTCTCCAAAGTCCCGGGGTGAGGCTTCGCCTCAAGGCGATTTGAATGTCGGTTACCATATCTGCTGAGTTGCGTCGCCTTTCTGCGATAACTTCGGCAGCAATCTCAAGGTCGATAAGCACCGGATCCACAATTGTCACCGTCAGACCGGCACTAGTTCTGTCAGCCGTCGCGATCTGGATCGTGGTGCGTTCCGTGGAAGTCAGAAGCCTGTTCTGTCCATACACCATCACAAGAACATAACCAGCGTTAACTGTTGGTCCAGATCCGAACTGATCCAATCCCCTGGCGCCCGATGTCATGGTGTTGTACACCGAGCATCGTGCAATATTGGCATGACTGGTAAGAATATAAGTCTTTAATTGATCTGTGGTAATTGCGGTCGACGACAGTCCCTGTAGGTGTGTTACGCAACGATCCATGTATTTGGCATCACTCTCAGGATTTGATCCCACGGAGAAGGCGGGAGCGGCAGCAATGACCGCAGTTTGAATTTCCGGAGCGATGGTTGCCGATTCCACAATCTGCCCAGCCGTAGGGGTGGGGTGGACACCCACGCTCTTTGAGGACAAGGTGATGGTCTTTGATGGGTACGACCCAGCCGCATAGGTGATGGCTGTTGTTCCTAAAACAATTTCTCCGATGTTGGTCATGTTCCAATGGGTGCCGATCCCTACTGTTCCTTCCGATACGGAAATGAACAGTGGCAGTTCGGAGACGGTGTCAGCATCGGCAGCCCTGCTGGCAGCACCTGAGGCGATAACGGTGTAAATCCCGTTCTCAGCGCCAGCAGTCTGATCTTTCAAAAGAACACGATCGTCGGTAACCAGAGTCACACCATCGACGGTGTCACCATTCTCCAACTCGCTAGCGATAGCAACATTGCCAGTCGATGCCACACGAACGGTGGCAGTCGTAAAGGTTTCAATTTGAGTCGTCATAAACGGGTACGCGACATCACCGCTTGGATACGAAATCGAATATGTAAACGCACTTGACTTGGAGAATCTGAACGGAAGCCCGACATCAGGGACTTCGTTGAGAGACACGGTTATATTAACTTTGGCTCGGGTGCCTTCGTTTCGAGCCACTCCGATTATTCGGGCAATCCCCTCCATGAGGCGGTTGGGGACACGATTAATCGCTGCCACGTTGAGCGCCTGCATGTACGCACATGCTTGAAAGAGGGCGTCCTCTACGGTCCCTTGGCGTAGACGAAATTCGGGCAGGGTCAATCGCGCTAGCCGGAGTGCCCCCAGATAGATGTCTGTTGGGTCGGCATCATACGCAGTCAAATCTACATATCTACTGAAATCAGCGGGCATTAGTCTCGCACCTTAAATCCGAATACAACTGAGACTTCCTCTTCGGCACTTACTTCGGCATCGATTGCCGTAATGATTACTTCCGGCACGAAACGTGCGGCTTGGATTACGAACTGGCCTTTATCCAGGCTTGTGAATGTTGGATCGTTGATACCAAAAGATGGAGTTAGCGGTAGGCGGCCGGGTTCAGTGATGATGGCGAGTGTGAGCAACTGTTTATAGTAGTCGCTTGATTTTTCTCGCAGTTTAGCCAGGCCGGTTGAGTCGAATTGGATGGGGAATTTGATTGTGTCCATTACCAGATTTTACCTTACTACCCCTCTAATGCTTCGACCCGAGCAGTAAGTTCTTGTACGGCTTTGATGATCGGTGCCATCAATTCGTCGTACCGTAGTCCTTGTAACGTGCCTTCTTCGATAGCGGGTCGAGCCCCCATCGAGACGTTGCCCTCTGGGTCTCGTTTCTCAGACTGTGCATCCTCCGCTTCAATAGCCTGTTCGGTCCAGATGGCCGTATCGGAAGCAGCACCGCCGAGTAGATCTCGTACTTCCTGAGCGATCAGTCCGTAATGTTTTCTTACCCCCGGTCCTCCGTCGTCGCGTGCAATCCATTTAAACGACACGGGACGTAGTCCGTTAATAAAATCTAAACCTAAATCCGAGTCAACAATATCAGTCTTCAGGGTCTCGTCAGAAGACACGTTCGGCTGATTGGTCAGATAAAGGTCCTGCCAGCGGTAAAGGCTCTCACCCAGATCAAAAGAACCGTTCCACGTTGCAGGATTGATAGTTGAACTGAAAAATGTGGGCTTTCCAAGACTCAGAAAAGCATACCCTCCGTCGCCGGACCCGCTCCAATACATTTGGAAGACTTCTTTAGTCATTCCACCCATGCTGGGATAGAAGTAGATGCCTCGTTTTTGCTCTCCGGCAGGAGTGGTTCTTCCGTCGCCACCGCTGGCGCCCCCTATTACGAAGTATGCATCAGTGTTGTTCCCGGTGTGTCCGCCATCAGTTCCAAAATATCCGGAGGAATACAACGTCCACCCGCTGTTGTGGCCGTCATAGGCGCCGAAATCACCGCGATAACCAGGATTCCCTCCAGATGTTATTCCCGTGCGGTCCAGATCAATTCCAGCCTTGTAAGAACCCGGGTATTCTGTGGGCTCAATTTTCATCGTGGGTGAGTATTGCCGTGTCTGCCCACCGATATGTAATGGAAACTGAGGATCGTGAATGTTGATACCAGTATGTCGGTACGTTGTAGCGTGCCGCGTAGTCTGAGACCAAAGGGTAATGTCTTCAAGATTGAATTCCGGATTGGTTACATCAATCTTGTAATTGAAACGCCCCAGAACAAACAGTTCACTGAGTTCATTATTTAGAAAAACGCAGAGAACCTGATCGTCTACCAGATACGGATTGTTCTCCGGACCACGCAACGCATCGCAATTGTAAAAATGCTGATGACCCAAACGGGGGATAGTTACTATTAGTTTCCCATCCGCTTTAACCTTCTTGACGCTCCCCCGATAAACCGCACCGGGTGTAACCGGGTGAGACGAACCACCATGAAAACTTGTATGGACCATTACCCTCGTCCACTCCCTGCATTGGCAGACCTCATGGCTCGAGTCGGGAATTGGTTAACTGCCTGCCACGCGATGTAATGGCGTTCGCGCGTCGGTGTGGTGAACGACACCTTCACCGGCTCAGTCCCTAGATGGTCATAGTCGACACTGGTAATCAGATACAAGCCGCTATGCCCATCATCTACACCATCCAACGTAGGACCAAACATTGGGATACCTTGTATTTGGATAGTCATGCCGGGACGAAGGCACATGCCGTTCACTCGGTCAACGACCATAGATCCCTGCACCTCGAATGGGTCGTTGTCGGACCTCGCCAACGAAGGCACCGCCAACACCTGAACGGTTGCCCCCTTGTCGGTAGGCCATTGCGCTGGACAGAACTGATACAAATCAGAATGTCTCGTATTTGTTTCCGGGTTCATTACCCGCAGGCGAGCACCCTCGACTCCCCATTTTCCCAACAGCCATTTGTGTGAACAAAAAAACAAATAACCATCTGCTTCAAACGTCACGAATTTCGCTGCGCCGGCCATTGACTTGAGAACATCCCACACGCTCGATCCCTCTACTCCCTCCCCGCTTCCAGTGGGGTCTGGCGTAAAGGCTTGGATCTTTTGCTCGGCTTTGTCGGTTTCTTCGACCATCGGAATCAATCCGTACTTCCGTGCAGCATTGATGACGTAAACGTGATTCTCGCCTGGGATGTCTTCTGCAGGAAGGGCATTCGGATTTGACATGCTTCCGCGGTCTCGTTTCATCTGCTGAATTGCTTTTGTTCGCAATTCTAGCGTCCAAATTGCTCCTGCGCCCTGACTCGGCCCCAGGGATGCTCGCCCGATTTCAAACGCCTGAGTCAAATACGAGGTGCGACCGCTGAAGAGCGGATCCTCAAATTCCATAATCTGCTTCGAGCGATACCAAACATCGCGAGTAATCCAAAAGAAGTTGCTCTTTGCAAGATGGAATGCCGGATCGTGAACTGTTACGGTTACCTGAGCGCATAAATCTATGCTGTAACTAACATTGACAGACAGTATGGAAGCGTCTATCGCTGCATCTATCTGGCCCTCACTCCAGATGAGTCCAGAATCTCTCGCCACTGCCGACGACGGCATGTCCACATCAGGCATTTATTGGGCCTCGAGCCACTCATCGTAACCGTCGTAATTGATGTCGGCCTGATTGTTGCCGAGGGTCGTATTGCTGCCCTTGGCCGGGTTCACAGCAAAATGCGGAGCCCCTTCTGGGTCTAGGGGATCGTCCGGCGCTATAGCATCGTGCGACTCAAGGGCGATTATCGACGGGCCGACCGTCGCACTGGCGGCTGCCGCCGCTGCGTCACCCGGTATGAACGGGATCACGATGTTGGGCTTGCCGAACAGAACCGACTTGATCATCTCGACAGGCATTTCCTGCAAAGTCAACTTGACCTGTGCGGTTGTAATTTCCTTATCCCCCGCTTCGATCGTGCGACGCATAGAACTGATGTTGAGGTCACTGATAACAAACTCCAACGGCTTTCCGATCATCTCTGCACGCCTCATCGAAATTCTCAAAAGTTGATCCAAACCAAAAATGGAAATTGGATATGGTCGTTGCGCCATCCGTCGAAGAACTTCTATTTTTTCGTAAATCCCAGTAACAAGACCATCTGGATGTTGATGCCCCTTACTTGATGTTCTGGTATTGGCGATCAGGAAATCCATAGAAACCTTCATAAGAGACCACGAAGCAAACTCTACGATAGGAAGATCCCCGGATCGAGGAACTTCAACCCATTGGGCTCCCAGCCCCTGATAAGAAATATTGTTCGGAGTATAGTCGAAGAAAAATGTCTCGTCCCTAGCAATCCTGGGATTCAATGTATGCAGCGTGTAGTTGGCAAAACTATAGTCAGCCGGATACCGTTGCAGCATCTGAGGTCTCGACCAGTTGTCCAACTGTGTGTTCGGAGGACCACCCCTTGGGCCAGAGACTCCCTGTGGGGGCACGATGTAGCCGAAGGGTGCATGTACCACAACCCTCGAAGCCGGCGGAGATGGGGGTGCTTTGAAAGGGTATGTCGTGTAATCCCCCGGACTCATCCTCATGCTCTTAATTACTGCAGGATCAGTTCCGGCAGGGATGGGTCGTCTGGACTGATCCGTTCCGTACAGATCAAATCCTTCCGGAGTGATGGTGTGGACCTGTTCCTCAGCAAAGAAGACATCGATCCAAGCCTCGGCAAAACCCTCTTCCTTCAACTTGGTTCGAAGATTTGCTTGGATTCGACTCTGTGCAGTATCTGGACTACCACCGATCGAGCCTATACGATTTTCGTTCCTGAAAACATTTGAAACCACATCCAACATCTGAGGTCGATAAATTTCGTACAGCCTTTTGGACGCTTCAGTATCTACATATCCATAGTTTCCCCCGGCCAGAGGACCCCCAACCGTTCCTCGACGCGCCTGAACTCCAATGCTGGACGCACGGCGATAGTATCCGGACAGACGCATCCATGCCAGGGTCCTTGCATACGCCGCCGTCCAGGCGTTATCCGCCGCGCTGTCACCCGCGTCACTCTCAACGCCTGGCTCGGGCTCCTTCGGTGCCGTACTCCCTGTCCCGTCAACATTGAGTTCACCACGATTAGCGACGGTCCCGCCTGCATACACAACCTCAGACTGTCCCGCTCTGGAGATAAAGTCGTCGGCGGCGCTGGTCCGCTTCATCTCGTAGAAGTCAATCCCGATCGTCCCCGACCCGGTAGTGTTCTGACCCTGACCATCCATGTAATACAGGGTAAGTTTCGGGTCCCCCTGTGGATCTCTACTGAGTCCATCCCAGAAATACATGTATCTCGTATTCGGCAATGTTGGTTCTGCGGCGATCAGTGATCGTCTGTTCGCAAAGTCAACATTTTTTTCCGTATAGAAAATCTCATCAGCGGCATCAGCATAAGGATCAGCGGCATATCCGATATGCTCCCACAACTGATAACGCATAAGCGAGTCAGTGTTTTCTTTAAGTCCACTATCTCCAGAAGGAGACATGAAGAACGTCCCACGCAATCCCTGATAATCACTTACCCGGTAAAGTTTATTGCCGCCATCCAAATATGATCCTGGGGCTTGAGCAACAAATGTATCTAAATTGTTGGGAGGAGCACTCACCAAGTACTGACGATCAGGGTTCCCGTACTGCTCCCAGGCGCCTGAGGTGGGCCATTCCAACTGTCCGGCGACTACGGAATCAACCTGCGCTCTCGTGGGCCACATCATCGACGGCGCGGCGCCGCCCATTACGACCTCTCCCGGTTAGTTCTTTGCAAGTTCTGAATCTCATTCATAACCAACGATGCCACTTCCTGCGCATTGGCGTTAGGTCCACCAGTCACATTAATAGTGTAATTGCTGGTATTCGATGTTCCCATTCCGCCCTGTGACGTTGAGGTGTCACCAATGGCGGGCACGGCGTGCAGGTGCCGGCTGTCGCCCATGCCGTGGAACTCTGCGTACCCTCCACCGCTCTTGATGCCCCTTTGATAGGCCCCAAGGTTGTCACCCACAAGGTCCAAAGCCCTACCAGTTACATGATCAGAGTTGCTGGACCCGAGGGCGTAATTGCGGTATCCGGATGTGATGGTGCGCTTGCCGGGGAGTCCTCCGCTTATGCGACCGTGCGCTGCAAGAGTGCCAGCCATAGCGCTTGACGTGTCACCAAAGGGATGCTTCGTGTCGCCCGTATCCAGTTTGGCAACGAGGTCCTGGACAGAAGTTTCGAACGTTCCCACGCTCTCGCCGAATGTCGCGGCGAAAGTGGCCATGGCCACGTCCGTGAGTGCGGCAGTGTCTCTGCCTTCCCCTGCCTCCACCAGGTTTCTAACGGTACCCACACCCAGAATCCGATCGAGGTTGGCTTGCAGCGAGGCCACCCCTAGGGCCGTGAGGTCACCCTCATCGTCCCTCATGTTCGTCCCTCGCTCCAATGCGGTAAGACTTTCGAACACGCTGGTGAGTTCGTTCCGCGTGTCTCCGCTCATGCCGGCCATGACGCTCGAGAAGTCCCCGCTGAAGGTGCCCTGAAGGCCTTGCCCCATCAGGTTGCCAATTATATGCTGAGTGAGGGTCTCTATCTTGGCGGGTTCGAATTTGTCCATCTGGTCCGCGAGTGTGGCCTGGATTAGTGGGTCCTGGAAAAAGCCCCCAAGGCCTTCCATGCTTCCGCCAACCTGAGTAAATGCTTTTCCTTCCCCATACAAATCATTGATCATGGACGTTGCGGCCATTATGTCACCGCCAGCAAGATCCGTGGCGAAACCCATCTGCTCCGTGAGGAAGTTAAGAACCGCCTCCTTGCCTTCTGCCGTTGATGTGTCTAGTTCCCCAGAATCGGCCATTTCCTTGAAGGCTCTGGCACTCTCGTCCATGCCAATTTCGCCTGTATACACCCCGGCTGCTTTGCTGAAAGCGTCGTATGTCGTGTTCATGATTGCTTGGAAGACGTTATTAATATCGTCCCGAGTTTGCATTAACGCTCCAGAGAGTTTCTTCATCATCTCTGTAGTGCTTTCAGTTGCGTCATACAGGTTGACACCTACGGTGTCTGCCATTTTGAGAAGTTCCTCTTCTGAAACACTAAACATGTCCGTCATGTGTTCCATGCGGTTGGTGTACTTGTTCAGAACAACATTTGCCACACCGTGATGCTTTGTTATTTCCGGCAGCATTTCATCCAGGAAGTCGAATGGTAGTTTGAGGGCCTTGTCGCGTTCCTCCATCGACATGTCGACGCCCAACATTTCCCGATTCTCGTAGATGCTTTGTATGGCTGTTTGCCGGGCGCGAAAACCTGCCCCCTCTTCACCCTTCCCTCCCATCGCCAGGGCTGCCTTGCCCGATTGGAGGATGTTGCTCATCTGGCCAACGTTCATGGCCCGCCTCATCCGTACCGCCGTCATCGGGCCGCCCTCGGCTCGGGCTTCATCAATGCCTGAGATCATCCCTCCCCAAATCTCAGAGGCAGTGTCCCTGGCGCTTGCTTTGACTTCTGCTCTGGCGGCCTTGGCCTTACCGAAGTGCCCCATGACGCCTCCAATAATGCCACCGACAATAGCGCCGACGACAGCGCCCCCTGGGCCGATCATCCCGCCGAGAGCGGCACCGGCACCAGCACCAGTGAGCATTCCACCCCCTACAGTTTGGGATTTCAACGCAGCGCCACCAAGGCCAACAGCGGCACCCAGTAGAGGATTGATCATGGCGATTGAGGAACCAAGGTTCATTGCTCCTTGGGCCTCTTCACCCATGAAGCCACTAGCAACCCCCATGCCCATGCCCATGCCCATGCGCATGCCGAAGCCTGCCTTACTTCCAAGCCTCCGTTGTATCCCTTCGCCCCGGGCACTGCCAGCACCCAGCCTCCGCATCACGTTGGTTCTGCGCCTTTGGTAAGCCGTTTGGGGGCCTACAGGTCCACCTGTAATCCGAGTGGTTGACATCATCTTTTCTCGCCGCCACGCCGCCTTGAGGTTTGCTCCTACTCCGCCCTCGCCTTTCCACGGCATCTTCCCCCGTATCCCTGACCCAAGACTCTGACCCGCACTCGGGCCGTAAAACGGGTTTGTCTCCACTCTGCCATCGGGCATCGTTATGGTCGGATTGGCGCTTACCATCATCTTGAGTTGTTTCGGAGTCATCTGGCTAAAGTCCATCTTCCCCTCGCCACCCGTTCCTTTGCCATAACCGCCGCCAAGGAATGCACCAAGTCCACCGGCCCCCTGCCTCTTTTGCATTTCCTCCCAATTAGCCGCCCTGGCAGTTCGACTAAAGCCGGGCTCAACGAATCCTCGATCGCTGCCGGGGGCTGCCGCACCAATACCCGGTCCAAACAAAGATCCCGCCTCGGCGGTTCCCGCTTGGAACGGTGATGGGGTTGGCAACATTCTCCCGGTTACAGGATCACGCATTTGCCCGCCGTGCCACATCCTTGCGTCATATTGAGGCTTGTTCAACTCGTCATATATTGAGAGTTGTTCATTCGGGGAGGTGTAACCCGTCCCGCGACCAGCGCCTCGTTTCCAAACGCCCTGCCCCGGCGGACCACGTCGATACCGATCGGCAGTGGCGTAGTCGGTCGCACCAAAGAGTTGTCGATCCCTGGCGGGGATACGGCGTTTAACGATGCCGCCGGCGCCTGCTGCAGCGCCCGCAAGGCCTACTGCTCCTGCTCCGGCTCCGATGGAACCGGGTGCCTTGCCGTGTATGACTGCTTGGCTTGGGGCATAACCATATTCGCTCATGGCCTTACGACCACCGACGGTCCCACCTGCGGATGCACCGTTAACGTTGACAGTTCCAGCAGTCACAGTCATGGTGTTGAGGTTTTGGAGATCCAATCCCTTTTCTCTCCATGTCCCCTCCGTCCCCCTCATCGCCTTAAACCCCTGCATCATCCCCATCATCATCAAGAAGGGACCGAATCCCCCGGAACCACCAGAACCCCCAGCCCCCCCACCCACGGCCTGCCCCACGTTGCCCAGTTTGGTGACGAAACCGCCGACCCCCTTCGTTACGCTGGTAAACAAATCAACCAACTGGGTTACACCATCGATAAGTTTGTTGATAAACGGCATAGCATCTTGGAACATTTCCGTCCATGCCGTTTTAAAACCAAGCAATGCTGTGAGAAGATCCCCGATCGCAGTGCCATGCGCCAAGAAATCCTTCTTCGAATCAATCAAGAAGATTCTCAGACTATTAAATGATTCGCTGAGATAGTCCCCCACCGGACGAAGAATGTTCATGAACATGTCTTCAAGAATCTTGGCAGCAGAAAGCAACGGAGCAAGCGAAGACGTAACTTTCTTCCACCCGTCAGTAAATCGACCCCACCAATCTGCTATCCGCCCAAACATGCCCTCTGCCATAGGCAGCCACTTGTCAACAAGTTTGATCATGTTCTCTTCGATTTTCTCCATGGCTGCAACCATGCCGCCAAGAAGCCCACCCTTCCCGAACTTGATGACATCACCGCGGATTCTGAACATCAGGCGTCGGAAAATAATCGTCATCTCATCAAGAGACCCTTTTACATCCCCGAGAAAAGCATCGCCAATGTCAGCAAAGTCAGTACGAATAATGGTGAAGGCAGCCTTAAAGCGGCTGACTAGTGTTCCAGAAACCGCGTCCCACTGTCCCTCAACGCCGGCGAGTTCCGATATGAGGCCAGATCGAATCGCCGCCCGTACATCCTTGACCGAAGTCTTACCCTCCTTGGCAAGTTTCTTCCACGTCCGTTCGCCGATCGCGCCCAGACTCTTAAAGGCTTTTTCCAACTCCTGGGGCTTTATGTCGGGATCGGTCAGGAGGCCAACAATTTCACCGACCCATTTCGCTGCCGCTTCGAGCGGCTGACCCGCAGACGCGATGTCCAACAAACCTTTAGACAGGTTCTTACTGAAGGTGCCTCGCTGGCTAGCGCCGGCAAACATGGTGTTCATATTCTCAATACCCAGGGCAGCCATCGTGACATCCGTGGCCATACCACGCATCTCGGAACGGACAGCAGAGATCCCGTTCTTGAGGTCTTTGTAGTTCCGCTCAAGGCCCTTGTAGGAGAACATGGCGGCCTGCTGTTCGCGAATAGCCGCAGAAAGAACTGCCAAGGCAGCCGCAGCGCTTGTTGCAGCACCAGCAATCATCTTGATGGCGCCGTGGTACCCCTTCATTAACCAACGGCCAATTTTGAATAAGCCGTGGACGACAATCATTGAGGCTGCCACGGCGGCGAACTCAACAACCATGAACTTGGTCGCCATGCCGAGCGTCTTAACGATCAGTGTACCGAACCCCTTAACCAACTTGTCCCAGTCGGTCATGATTCGTTCAAACCGCTCAGTGGTTTGGTTCATGATCCTGGCGAACTTCTTAGAAGAAGCACCAAGACTCGCCATGTTGTTGTCGGCTGCTTTTGCCGCAACAGCAATTCTGAGTAGTTTACGCTCAGCCTTATTGAGTTCTCGCTCACCGCGCAGATGGGCTCTTATTACAAGATTTACATCGGCCATATGCGCTCCAGCAAGGACTCAGAGCCGGTTAGATACAGGGAGTTTTACTTGTTCTCCCGCTCATGTCTCTCCCGGTCATCCTGTATAACTTTAGCACAGGCCAACAGAATAGCCCATTCGAAGTCGTCACATTTCAGGAGTTCTACAGGGCTTGTAGAGAACGCTTCCGACAGTCGTGCTGCCGACTTTACATACGAATCTTCCTCTAAGAGAGCGAAGATTCGTTCATAGGGTCCACCGTGTCAACAACGTCAGAGAACCCTGCAGCCTCCAGCACAGCCAGAGCCGCCGATTCCACATGAGGGTCATTCCCGAAGAAGTTACGAACAGCGTCAGGTACGGGACGACCGGCGCTGGTCATCTTGAGAATCGCCGAAGAAGCAAAGTTCATAGGATAACCATCCTCGTCCATGACCTCTTCGCCCTGCATCTCAACACCAACGGTCGTATGCCCAACGACGTAACAGGCGAACTTTGTAGGATCCAGTCCGTTCTTGGTTTCCTCGCCAGCCTGCTTGCGCCAATTGCGCATCTTCGACTGGTTGATATTGGGGCTGATACGAAGCATCACCCCTTCGCGCTCAGGAACCTCAAGCAACACGACAGGTCGTTCGACTTCCTTCGAAATGGTTTCCCTGAGACGTTCAAGAATATTGGGCTCTTCGATGTCAGGCACCTTTGGAGCGACGGCAGCCTTCTTCGTCGCAGGCTTTTCTTCAGAGGATTCGTCGGTGTATAGTTCAGTGCTCATAGGCGAAAAACTAGCACACCGATAACCTGATCACAGCAACTCCCGATAATCGGGAAGATTTAGTGTGAAGCCAGATCCGAAGTAACACCCTGACAGGCGAAGGTTAGCGAGAAGGTTGCTGGCGCTCCGGAAGAAGCATCACCTTCTGGCTCCGTGATACCCACCAGTAGGGCGTTGACATAGATCCGGTCAGTTCCGGTAATCGTGATGTCGCAGTCCGTTAGGTACACATTGAGGGTGTAGTAGGCCCGTCCAACTTTTTCCCTAAGAATTGCCAACTTCACGGCAACACCGGAACCACCAAGACCAGGCTCCGTGCTCTGTTCTTCTTTGTCGTCCATGTGGGCTGTGACGGTAATGTCACCGATTTCGTAGGGGGCACACAACACCGTCGGGAACTGATCCCCACCGGCGTACACCTTCTCTACGGCTGCAGTGATTTCACCACCAGACACCTGAGCGAATAGAAACTCGCCCCATGAAGGTGACATCTCGTCTTCGGGAACGATCGAACAAACGATCTGACGCTGTGAAAGTTTATGTGGTCCACCGTGTGGCATTTAAAGTACCTCCGTCTACACCACTGAAGTGGTGAGATTGCTCTTGACTATGTCAACATTGATCTGGTCGCCAACGCTAGACACTCGAACGCCGATCTTTGCCTTGACGAGTCCGTCTGCCAACTGGGTGGCAGGGTTGAGACTCTTATCGCACCTGACGGTGTAGCCCATGTCGATTCGCTTGCCGACTGGATCGAAGGCCTCGTACAACGCCCCCGAGATGCGACGTGGCTCCAGAATGGCAATCAGTCGCGCCTGGACGGCGGCGAAGATGTTTCCACGACCGTCGATGACGCTGAAGACCAACTCCTCGAGAGTTTTGTTAGCCTCATACACAACTCCGTTGACTGTGTCCTGGGCCGTGATGTACCGGAAGTTGCTCGTGTCATTTGACAGGGAGCGCGCACCGTAAACCCGAATGGCTCCGTCGATAACCCGGAGGGCGTTGACGTTGTCGTGATCCAATGCGTTACCGGTCGCCGAGTTGGCTTCGCTTTCAAGTGAAACAATCCACCGGGAGACAGAAATGACTCCTGCGCCCGGCTGATGGGAGCCCTTGCCGTTATGGGCGCGTGCCCGAGCGGCGGCGACATACCCATCCGGTGGAATCACACGAGTAACACCGACGAGAGAAGTCGGAACGTTGATCCAGGGCCAGTAGAGCGCACCGTGTTCGGTGTTGGACTCGTTGCCGCGAATGGTGATTCCCACCGTTTCGGCCTGAGCGGCAGTCTGTGCTGCTGCCGTGTGGATAATAGCGACCCGGTTGTGAGAGTTGGCGTGAGCGAGCAGACCCGCGTATACGGCCTGAACCTCTGATTCCGGACACGTCACAGCACCGACCCCGTAGGCGTCGTTGAAGAGCGTCAAGCCGGTGACGTAATGCGCAGAGGTCACGTTGGAACGATCGTCGTCGCCCGCGGATAGGTTCTGGGCGGCGAAAATGTCAACCAGTGCGCCGCCTTCGTCAGTCACGGTGACGTAGTAGGAGGCGATAGCGCTACTGGCAAACTTGCTGACGATCTGATCGCTGGCCGTAGTGTCCGTGGCAACGAAGAGCGTTGCGCCGCTGAGAGAAAGAGTGACGGTCCTGCTGTTGGCAATACTGCCAGCAATAGTGGTAACAGCCAGGCCGGCACTCCACGCACCGGGACCGTTAGCAGTGAACGTAACCGTGTCGTTGGATCCGTCGTTCAGGGTTATGAACCCCGTAGTGGCCGACGGGCCTGCAACACGGCTGATCCAGCACTGCGTGCCGCCCTCTTCGAAGAAGGTTTCCACAGTCGGGTGAAGATACGCATAGGACTGGTACTGACCGTAGACAGACTCAAAGTCCACAAGGCTGCCACAGAGGGTGGCCTTGTCTGTCGGACCCCGATCAGCAAGCCCACAAAAGAAAGCCTGTGAAGAGGGCCGAATAGTATTCCCGATCGGACCACTTCGAACTGCAGTTGAAATCGTTACACCAGGCATATGAACCGTCCCGTTGGTATTCGTCTATTATCGTGCGATGACCCTATGAAATCTCCGCGCAACTACTACCCAATAGATT